CCACGCCGCACGGCGCCACCGTGTGCGGCTTCCCAGGGAGATTCCTGTGTCTGCCAGACCCATCACCGACACCCTGCGCCACATTGGCGGAGGCGTATTCATCGATCTTGCCAGCGACAAGATGAACGAGCTCGTCACTGCGGTGGACGCTTCCGGCAAGGCCGGCAAGCTGACGCTGGAGGTGAGCGTCAAGAAAGCGACGCGTGGGGGCGCCATGCACATCACCGGCAAGGTCACCGTCAAGAAGCCGGCCGAGGATGCGCTCGAGGCGATGCTGTTTGCGACCCCGGAAGGCAACCTGGTCGCGTACGACCCGCGCCAGCAGAAGCTGGACCTGAAGAACGTGGCCACCACGCCGGCTGACGGCACGGGCGCCGCACTCAAGACCGCATAACCATCGCCCACCACCAGGACATCCCGCACCATGGATCAGAACCAGAATCTGGCCGAGACCCTCGCCAAGGAAATGAAGGCACCCGTCGAGGTCGCAGCCGTCGAAAACATGCCCGTGCGCCGCGTCGCGCTGCCGCCGGGCTGGACTCTCCAGCAGCTTGAACACGAAGCTCACCTGCCGGCGCCGCTGCGCAAGCGCGCCAAGGTGCGCACGCTCGACACCGACAGCTTCATCGACTACGTGAAACGCCACGGCTCCCTCACCGACAGCACCATCTGGGGCAACGCCGACTATCAGGCCGGCAAAGTCGGCTTCGTTGCGATCATCAACGACCACGGCGAAGATGAGAACAAGCCGCAATGGCGCGACCATCTGGTGCACTTCAGCCCGGAGTTCAGCGAAGAATGGCGCCGCTGGTTCGGTCAGAACCGCAAGGCGATGTCCCAGGCCGAATTCGCCGGCTTCATCGAAGAGAACCTCAAGGACATTGCCAGCCCGGACGGCGCAGCGCTGCCCACCGGCGCGCAGATGCTTGAGATGGCGCTGTCCTTCGAGGCCAACCAGGACATGCGTTTCAAGAGCGCGATCCGCCTGTCCAACGGCGGCGTACAGATGTCGTTCGTGCAGGACGATGACGATCAGACGCTGGCGAAGATGCAGCTGTTCGAGCGCTTCGCGATCGGCATCCCGGTCTTCTGGAACGGCGACGCCTACCGCATCGACGCCCGGCTGCGCTACCGCGCCCGCGACGGCAAGGTCGGCTTCTGGTACGAGCTGATCCGACAGGACAAAACGCTCGAAGCCGCGACCGTCACGCTGATCAACACGATCCGCGAGAAGACCGGCACACCCTTCTTCTTCGGCCAGCCGTTCGCCCAATAACCCGCGCAGCCCGCAGCACGCGGGATGCCCCTCATCATCGACAGCATCATGCTCATCGGAATCACAGGCCGGGCCGGCACCGGCAAAGACACCGCGTCGGCGCACCTGCGCGCCAAGCACGCCTTCCGTCAGATCGCCTTCGCCGACCCGCTGCGCGCAATGCTCAAGGCTGGCTTCGATTTGGCCGATAACGACTTCCTCCCCGGCCGCAAGGAAGAGCTGCTGCCGAACATCGGCAAGTCGCCCCGCCAGCTCATGCAATTGCTCGGCACCGAGTGGGGGCGCCAGATGGTGGACGCCAACGTCTGGGTCACGCTAGCCGAGGCCCGCATCCGCGCCGATCTGCTTGCCGGCCGATTCGTCGTGGTTTCCGACGTGCGCATGGAGAACGAAGCCGACATGATCCGCAAGCTCGGTGGCGTCGTGATCCACCTGCACCGTGCTGCCGCGCGGCGCGTGGCTGAACACAGCAGCGAGCGTGGTATCGGCTTTGGCCCGGGTGACGTCGAGATGTTGAACAACGGTCTACCCATCGACCTATTTGACCAGCTCGATGACTTGATGCTGCGCATGCTGCGGACCTGCGAGGAAGCATCGTGAAGAAGCGCCGCAAGCCCGGGCGCCCTGCGCGCGAGACCGGCGCATTGCCATCGCTGTTCCGCTTCAGCCGTAGCGCTGAGCTGCACCTGCAGCTGGTGCCGCACATCGAGCTGGAGAAGATGCGCGACGGCACGGCGACCGAGCAAAGCTGGCACACGCTGGCGTTCCGCATCAACGTCGGGCAGACGCTGGCGCATCAGCAGTTTGCCGACCAAGCCGCTGCGCTCGACGCGATGGCGCACGGCGTCTGGGCAATTGCAGAGGTTGGCAAGCGCTACAAGCGCACAGGGCGCTTCGGTTGCACTGGCGACGAATTCCGCGCGATCGGCGAGGCGTTGAACCTCACTGATGACATGCAGAAAGAAACGACGCGCCGGGAGCAGCGCACTGCCACCAATGCCGTCTATGCGCTGGCCACCCAACGCGCAGCTAGCGCGACGGGCGAACTCATTTCTGCGGGCATCTGAACGTGGACATGCTCTTGCTCTGCGCCGGCGCGACCTGTGCCGTTCTGGCCCTGGTCGCCTTCGCAGCTTGGCAACAGCATGTCTGGCGCATCACCGAAAAACGATATCTCGAAGATATCGTCCACGACCGATGCGAGCCCGAAGACGACCCCACCGAATCCACCGAACGGAGCCATTCATGACTTGGATCCTCACCGCGAGCGGCAAGCACTTCGACTACGCCGATCCGCAGCCCGACCAGATCGACATCCTCGACATCGCCCAGGCACTGGCCTACGAGTGTCGTTACGCGGGCCATGCACGCCGCTTCTACAGCGTTGCCCAGCATAGCGTTATGGCCAGCCAGATCGTCACCCGCGATCACGCGGTGGAAGCGCTTCTGCATGACGCGACCGAGGCCTATTGCAAGGACATCCCGCGCCCGCTCAAGGCGCTGCTGCCTGACTACCGCGCCGTCGAGCACCGCGTCGACGCCGTGATCCGGTCGCACTTCGGGCTGCCGGCCAAGATGAGTGATGCCGTGACGCACGCCGACCTGGTGATGCTCGCCACTGAGCGCCGCGACCTGATGCCGGACGACGACACACCGTGGCCCATTCTCGAAGGCATCGAGCCGATGACGCGCCGCATGAACACCCTACATCCCGAGCGCGCACAGGCGATGTTTATCCGCCGCTGGGTCGAGCTGACCGGGCAGCGCCACGCGTAACCATCAACGGGCGCTCGGCAGGCTTAACCCGCTTGCCTGATATAGCGGGCTTTTGCATGCGTTGCCGTCGCTTGCATCTGCATTGGGGGTCGGGTGCCCACCCCTTTTTCCCACCAGGAGTAACCATGCAACAAATCCAGATTCCCCCGCTCGCCGATGGCGAGCTCTACCTGTGCGGCTTTGTCGACGGGAATGGCGACGTGACGCACACGATCTTGCTGCCGGGCGATAACGGCCCCGCAACGTGGCAGGCCCAAATGGACTGGGCAAAGAGCATTGGCGGCGATCTGCTCACGCGCGCCGAGCAGGCTGTTGCTTTCGAGAAGCATCGCGACCTGTTCGAGCAAGACGTCTACTGGTCGAACCAGCTGGACACCGATCCCGGCTATTCCGGCTGGGCTTGGTGTCAGTACTTCGGCGACGGCTACCAGCTCAGCACCCGGCAGGGCAGCGAGTTGCGCGCCCGTGCCGTCCGCAGATTGGCGATTTAACCCTTCATTCATTTTCAGGAGAGGTCAGCAATGACGCCCACGCTTGAAGCAGTCGAAGCAAAGCAGGCAGAGATCACCGCCATGATCGAAGCCATCCGCAAGGCAGCCGCTCGCGAATACAAGGTCGCAGGCGGCACGATTCAACTGAACCCCGGCGAGCACTATGCCGGCCTCATTCTCGGCAAAGACGGCGAGCCCGATCACCACCTGATTCTCCTCCCCGGTGATGAAGCCGAAATGAACTGGGACGACGCCAAGAAGTGGGCCAAGGATCAAGGCGGTGAGCTGCCAACGCGCCGCGAGCAGTCCCTCCTGTACGCCAATCTCAAAGATGAGTTCCAGGGTACCTGGTACTGGTCCGGAGAGGCCCACGAGCGCGAGTCCGGCTGGGCTTGGTATCAGGGCTTCGGCCTCGGCAACCAGGGCCACAACCAGCAGCGCAACGAGTTGCGCGCCCGTGCCGTCCGCAGATTGATCCTTTTGTAATTTAACAATTACATGCACCGTGGCACTGCACACAAACCTTCCGATCTATAAAGCGGCCTATGGGTTGCTGGACGTGGTGACGGACCTGGTCAAGAACATGGCCCGCGACTTCAAGCGCAGCATCGGCGAGAAGATCAGCGTGGAATGCATCGAGATCATGGTTCTGGTGTTTCGCGCCAACGTCGCGGCAGACAAGTCGCCCCATCTGACCGAGTTGCTCGAGCGGCTGGAGGTAATCAACCTGCTGTTGCGTCTCGGGATGGACAAGCGGCTGCTTTCGCGCACTGCCTATGCGAAGGCCATCGAGATCACGACCAGCATCGGTAAGCAGGCCAATGGGTGGAAGAAGTCCGCAAATCGCCCGCTTCATGGAGGTCAAGGCCGCCATGACTGAGCGATCTTTCAATCTGGTCGTGCCGCTGGCCCACAAGGCCACCGCCATGCGCACAACGGAAACCGACCGCCAGCGTGCGGCAAGGTCCGGCGCAGTTTCCCGACTGAGCAATCGGCCGGGCGACGTAGATAGCACGATGCTTCCGGCTGGGCTTGGTATCAGAACTTCAACAACGGCAACCAGAACAACAACCAACAGAACAACGAGTTGCGCGCCCGTGCCGTCCGCAGATTGGAATGGAAGTACCCCGTTTTCGTTCGCCGAGCTGGTCGAGGCCTATCTCGACTGCCGGCGCACGAAGCGCAACAGCGCGAGCGCGCTGGCGTTCGAGATCAACCTGGAGCGCAACCTGCGCCGCCTGTATGACGAGCTGGTCGATGGTAGCTACCGCCCTGGCCGCTCAATCTGCTTCGTCATCACGCGGCCGAAGCCGCGCGAGGTATGGGCGGCGGAGTTCCGCGACCGCATCGTGCACCACCTGGTCTACAACCGGATTGGGCCGCGCTTCGAACGCTCGTTTATCGCCGACTCATGCGCTTGCATCGAGGGCCGTGGCACGCTATATGCGGCCCAGCGCCTTGAAGCGAAGAGCCGCTCGATCACGCAGAACTGGTCGCGGCCGGCGTACTACCTGAAGTGCGACCTCGCCAATTTCTTCGTCAGCATCGACAAGCGCATCCTGCGCGAGTTGGTGCTCGCGAAGATCCACGAGCCATTCTGGCGCGCGCTGACCGCGCTGGTGCTGATGCACGATCCACGCACCGACTTCGTCTATCGCGGCGATCCGGCGATGATGGAGCGCGTGCCGCGGCACAAGCGGCTGCTGGCGCAGGAGGCGCACCTTGGCCTGCCGATCGGCAATCTGTCGAGCCAGTTCTTCGCCAACGTCTACCTCGACGTGCTCGACCAGCATGCGAAGCATGAGCTGCGCGCTCGGCATTACATCCGTTATGTCGATGACTTTCTGTTCCTGGACGAGTCACCGCGCCGGTTGAATGAGATTTTGGCAGACGTGACAGCCTTCCTGTCAGCCCGTCTGGGTGTGCAGATCAATCCTCGCAAGACCATCCTGCAGCCTATCGATCGCGGCGTCGATTTTGTCGGCCAGGTCATCAAGCCATGGGCTCGATCGACGCGCAAGCGCACACGTAACGAGGCACTCCGGCGAGTGGCGGCTACGCCTGGCGCAGACATGATGCAGGTCGCGAATTCCTATTTTGGGCTGCTGCGTCAGGCATCGGCCAGCCATCACGACAGAGCAGAGCTTGCCAACGTAGTTCGCTATCGCGGTCATGCTGTCGACCGTGGATTCACGAAAACATATCGTGCTGCCGCCTCCAGCCAAGCGTCAGAGGCAACTGTTAAGCAGCACTTAAAAGTTCAAGTGGGGGCGACAAATGAATAGGCGCCCCTGGTCGGAGGTCGAGCTGACGCTGCTGCGTCTGCACTACGCCGACTCGAAGACGGCAGACATTGCGCGTGCATTTGGCCGCTCCATCACCACCGTCTACCAGAAGGCGGCCACGTTAGGCCTCAAGAAATCGGAGGCGTATCTTGCCGCCGGCGCCGGCCGGTTCGACGGAGAAATTGGTAGCGGCACGCGATTCTTCAGAGGGCAGGCACCCTGGAACAAAGGCCTTAAGGGCAGCACCGGCACGCATCCCAACAGTCGCCGAACACAATTTCGGAAAGGCGAGATGCACGGTGCCGCGCAGCATAACTATCTGCCGATTGGCACCGAGCGCATCAATGCCGACGGCTACCTGGAGCGCAAGATCACCGACGACCACCCGGTTCCTGCACGTCGCTGGGTCGCTGTGCACCGGCTCGTGTGGGAGGGCGCCAACGGCCCCATCCCACCCGGTCACGTTGTGTGCTTTCTGCCAGGCCGGAAAACCAACCACCGTGAGCACATCACGCTCGACATTCTGGAGCTCGTCAGCCGCGGCGAGTTGGCCCAACGAAACCACCCGCGCAGCCGCCATCCCGAACTGGCCAAGCTAGTGCAACTCAAGGGCGCGATCACGCGCCAGGTTAATCGTATCGTCCGCGAGACGAAGGAGAACAAGGCATGAGCAACAACATCACAACTGTCCGTCAGCACCTGCTCGACACACTGACCGATCTGCGCAACCGCGAAAACCCGATGGAGATAGACCGCGCCCGCGCCGTTGCAGATGTGGCGCGTGTCCTGGTAGACAGCGCCAAGGTTGAGGTCGACTTCATCAAGGCGTCTGGTTCTGCTGTATCTGATTTCATGCAGGCCGATGAATCTGCGGTTCCAACGCCCGCACTTCCGAACGGCATCACTGGCGTCCGACAGCACCGCATCAAATGAAAGCTGTAGCAGCACGCATCATCGAAACGACGAAACAGCAGTGGGGCCTGAAATGAGCGATACGTTCCTCTCCCCTCGAGAGATCGAAGAACTGACCGGCGTGAAGACCGGCCGTAACAAGCGCACGCGCGAAGAACTACAGATCGCCTGGCTCCGCGCCTCTGGCATCCCGTTCTGGACGAACGCCCGCGGGCGCCCGATCATTGCGCGCGCAGCCATCGAAGGGCGCAAAATGGCGGAAGTGGCGGCCGCCGAGCCGAAGAAGAAGTGGCAGCCCCCCAACCTCGCGCTCATAGGCTGACATCATGGGACGCAAACCGACGCGGAATACCAACTTGCCTGCCGGCATGCGGGCACGCCATCGCGGCGCCAAGACCTACTACTTCTACGACCTTGGCGGCAAGCCGCGCAGGGAAATGTCGCTGGGCTCGGACTATGTCGTAGCCGTGCGCAAGTGGTCGGAGTTGGAGCAGGCGAAGGTGCCGGGGGCGCCGGTCGTCACTCTGGACGAGGCGGCAAACCGTTACGTCGGCGAGGTATTGCCCACCAAGTCGCCACGCACGCGCAGCGACAACGTAAAGGAACTCGACAATCTGCGCGAGTTCTTCAAGGGCGCGCCCCTCGATGAGATCGAGCCCACCCACATTCGGGCCTATTTCCGCTGGCGTTCCCAGAAGGCGCGTGCATGGTACGAGGAGAAAGGCCGGGCCGCCCCTCTGGATGCAGGCCACGTGCGCGCAAACCGCGAGGTCGCGCTGCTCTCTCACATCTTCAACTATGCGCGCGACTCTGGCCTCACCAGGGCGCCTAACCCGTGCGCGGGGGTGAAGCGCAACGAGGAGGAAGGCCGCGACGTGTACGTCGAAGACGACGTGTTTTCCGCCGTGTACCAGAACGCCGACCAGCCGCTGCGAGATGCCATGGATCTGGCCTACCTCACCGGCCAGCGTCCGGCCGACACGCTGCGATTCGACGAGCGCCACATCAACGGCAGCGCCGAACTTGAGATCCAGCAGGGCAAGACGAAGAAGAAGCTGCGCATTGCCGTGGTGGGCGAGTTGGCGGCCGTGGTCGAGCGCATCCGTGCGCGCAAGAAGGGCTACAAGGTGGTGAGCACTGCGCTGGTGGTCAACGAGTCTGGCCAGCGGCTGGGACGGGATGCGCTGCGCTCGCGCTTCGACAAGGCGCGGACGGCTGCCGGCATCGAGAAGGACGCATTCCAGTTCCGAGACTTGCGCGCCAAGGCGGGCACGGACAAGACCGACTCGGCGGGCGACATCCGCCAGGCGCAGAAGCAGCTCGGCCACTCCTCGATCGCCATGACCGAGAGATACGTGCGCAACCGACGCGGCGACAAAATCAAGCCCACGCGGTAAACCGTTCCGCAAAACGGGAGCGGCCTACGGTAGCATGCGGCTTTGCGGGTGCCCCATCCGACTGGTTTGCGGAACGGGATTTATACATAACCCATTGACGCGTCTATAAATTGGGCTGGACTCTTAATCCGTAGGTCGAGTGTTCGAGTCACTCACGCCCCACCAGAATTCTCTTGCGAATCAAGGAACTACGCCGCTTCTTCAAGCGGCGTTTTTTCTTTCCGCTCCGAACTTGACCAAAACTTGACCGTGTTCGCGTGGGCCGCCACGTGGCTCGGCGCGAGGTGGGCGTACTTCTGCACCATCTCGATGGTCTCCCATCCTCCCAGCTCTTTCAGCACCAGTAATGGCGTGCCGCGCTGGACATGCCAGCTCGCCCACGTGTGCCGCAAGTCGTGCCAGCGGAAGTCCTTGATACCCAGCAGGCGGCAAGCACGATTGAAGTCGCGTTTGTCGTTCTGGTGGATACGGGCTGTCAGGCCATCTCCACGAGTGAACACCAGCTCATTGGCCGACTTGCCTTTGATGCGCCACCGCAGAACCTCAAGCGCATCGTCGTTCAGGGGTACGGCACGAGGACGGCCTGACTTGGTGTCGAGAACGTGCGCGCTCTGCTGCGCCAGGCTTACCTGAGCAACGGTAAGGCCAAACAGCTCAGCCTCCCGCATCCCCGTCGCAACAGCAACGATTGCAGCATCTCGCATCCATGCCAGCCGAAGCTCCTGGAGGAAGCGCACGATGATTTCGGACGGCTCCCACCGTACGCGACGCTTCGGCTCGTGGTACTTCGTCAGCTTGGGTACGTGGTCTATCCACTTCAAATCCATGCATTCGTTCAGCATGGTCTTGATGGTGGCGAGATAGCGATTCTTCGTGGCACCAGAGACCGTACCCCGCTTGTGCAGATGGGCCGACTCTGTTGGTAGAGCGTCTTCGATTTCGTCAGCGGTTAAAGAGCGAAGCGCACGACCAGCGAACTTGTCGTTCCAGTACTGGATGTGTCGGACTTTCGTTGCGTAGTCCTTCTCGCCTTCGTGCGTCCGAAGGAATTTCACGGCCCCTTCTTCAAACGTATGCTCGGGCTGCTCTCCGAGCATAGATTGGCGCCAGTGCTGGGCCTTCAGCCGGTCGTGATACTCCTGGGCTTCTTTGCGGTCGGACGTGCGAGCAGACCCTCTAACTCTTTCGCCGCTCGGCGCGCGGAAGTCAACGAAGTAGACACCGGATTTTTTATCTTTGCGGATTGACACTCTGAATCTCCATCGACCCGCGGCGATAGCCGAGGTCGATTTTCGTTCGTTTCTGTGAGCTGGGCAAGACGCTGGCGCGTGATGCGCCACACGCGAGACCCCGGCAGCCGGAAGAAGCCCATCGTTTTGCGCTTCTCGTAGACCGTGGCGTAGGAGAGCTGCAGCAGGTTGGCGACCTGCTGCACGCTCAGGCATTCGAGCCCGTCCATCAGAACTCACTACCCGCTACGGCGCTGGCCAGTGCGACCTTGTCATCGGTAACGACAACCTCTGAATCGTCGGCAAGCTTTTTGATGGCGCGATATACCGAGCTCTTCATCAGTTTTCCGTTGAAGTGCTGCACGATGGCGGCCTTGCTAATTTCGCTCTCGCTGTGTTCCTTGAGAAACTTGAGGATGGCGGCCTCGACCTTGCCGTAGCCTTTACCCTTGGCCGGAGCGTCAGCAGGAACTGCGACGCAAGCTGTGGCCACCTTGCCGAAGGTTGTTTCTCCGATGCTTATCGCTTCCATGCCGAAGCCGAGACGAACCCCCTTGCAGCCCAGGTCGCGTGACTTGACGATTTCGGCGTAGCTGCCCTGCTTCGTCGCGGCAACCATGATGACCGTATCCATTGCGGCAAACAGACCAGACCATCCACGCATACCGGCGTCAACCTGCTTGCCGATGTGATGGACAACCGAGACATGCGCCCCGCACGCACGGCGAATGCGGTCCAGGTTTTCGATGACGCGCCCCATGTCCGAGCCGAGATTTTCGTTGGCCCCTTCGATGACAAGCGAGAGCGTGTCAAAGATGACGAGTACGACCTTCTGGTTGTGCTTCTTCTCCAGCAGCTTGACGGTCTTGATGATGTCGTCAGCGCCCTTCGTGTCCTTGAAAAGATTGATGCGGCTGCCCGAGATGACGAGATTCGGAATCGACAGGCCATAGTGCTCCTGGTAGGCCAGAACCCGATTCTCGACAGAGCTGGGCGACTCTGCGGCGATATACAGGACCAAGCCCACTTGGGTTTGGCGATTCATCCACTTCGCCCCGAGAGCGATGGAGGCCGCCAGGCTGACAACTAGAGCCGTTTTGCCGACATTTGATGCGCCGCAAATTGCACTCAGGCCATCGCTGGTGAGCGTGTCCTCCAGCAATTCTGAGATGCGGGTGCGCGTGGCCTTGAGCGTGTCGGCGTACTTGATGTCAATCGGGAAGCTGCGTGCCTGCACATCAGCCGTGGAAGTAACTTTGGCGCTCATTACTTGCCCTCCTGCGGATTATTGTTCGCGGGAGACTCGGCGGCCTGGGCTTCCAGGCGGGCAACAAGCAGATGAAGCGCAGCCAGCCGCTCGTTGGAGGCGACCATTCTTGCCATCGCCTCAGTTGCTTGAATCTGCAATTCTTCGGCCCGTGCAAGGGCCTTACGGATGTTTTCGGTATTCATGTCAACACGTCCTACATGAACACGCGGTAATGCAAGAGCATTGAAACTGAAACTGGCCGAAGAGAGAGTTTCAGTTTCAACACCCAAGGAAACCGCGTGATTTGCTTCGGCTGTTGAGCAGAATTCCAGAGACGGACCGTTTATCCGATAGATGTGCGGTCGTATGCGGCGCTATGCGGTCGTGTGCGGTGGTGTGCGGCCGCGTGAACCGTACGTTTGCGGGCTCCTACGACCTTTCGCGCTTGCGGAATGTTCGTAGGCTGTCCGACAAATCACCTCTATCCAGGTAGTTGAAGACTGGATTTTTGGGATTTCTTGCGAGACTGCTGTAGTATTTGTCGCCTTTATATGCGATTCCGTCCTGGCTGACGCCTTCCAGGCATCCGAATTTCTCATCAGCGAGTTTGGATAAACACTTCCAAATTGCATCGGTATTACCTTGAACTCGCCCCCCGGCTAAACGAATAGCCTCCCTGAGTTCGGTCTCCAATTTGGATGGTTTTCCAGAAATATTGTTAATTGTCACGCTCTTTTTTTCGCTAACGGATTTTTTTATTTCTGCACCGTCCGTTTCGACAAAGCTACTCGTGTGGTCAGGAAAATGCTTATGAAGCCATCCACGCAAATCAGATGCGCGGACAATTTCTGGCGTACCATCAAGGTCACCCAAATTCAACGCGGTCTGCAACCACCCAAGACGCCGCTCGAAGTCCGGCAGGTCATCGAACTCTCCTGGGTGTGGAAGTAATCGAGTCTCGAACTTTCGCTTTGTTACTGTGCGAGATGTGGGAGCATCTTCTCCGGGTTTGCTATGAAATCCCTGAGGGCATTGCAAGCCAAGCAACTCCGGCGCATCTAGGGAATACGGAGCAAGGAGACCGTCTGGGCACTGTGCCTCCAGTTCGCACTGCGAGCAGGCTTTCCGTTGCTGTCGCCACGTATCTTCGGCCTCGAACTCGGCTACAAACGCAGTGCGTTTGTCTTCCTCATACCCTGCCTCGATAGCGGCAATGTCCGCAGAATCCATGCGCTCCCTGATAATAGCGAAATCTACGCCCGCCCAGAGGGCGGCAGCCTCCACAATGCTGTAGGTGTATTTCATCGGCCCAGGTATGTAATAAATCAAGAAAAGACGAGGGTACACGATACGATGTCTGGGCGCGGGTAACGACTTGTACCCGGCGCATGTATAGGTAGGTACGTAGGTTCCCACCTATATAGGTGGGCACCTACGTACCTCTACCACTGTGTGTGCAACAAGCAATGCGAGAGGCGTTGTGAAAAACCGGCTGACCAGAAGTGCGACGAGCGGCACCGCGCCAATGGATCCGCTTCCTGGCTGCCCGCCTTTTCATCATCAACGAATGAGAACTCCTGGCGAGTTCTCTGAAAACGCTCAAGCCATTACGCGCAAAGAGATATTCGTTCGCCCGCTTCGCACGGGCGATGGCAGCCAGGAAAGCAGTGACCGACAGTAGCCGTCGCACTACCAGATGCATCTTGCACGCTGGCTTCGCGGGCGTAGCCCGCAGGCTTACCCATTCTTCTCACAGCGCCAGCAAATCGGCTTGCAGGCCAGACGCCCCATCGGTGGGCGGGTGACCTGCACGCTGACTGCGGACGCGCGATGACAGCGCAAACCAGAACCCGGGTAAGCCTATGCTCACATCGAGCGTACGGGAAAGCGCTCGTGACCGAGCTGACCAGAGTGACCGGGTTCGCGCAAATACTGGGCGCGCAAAAAACAACGCCCCACCAGATGCCTCCGGTGGGGACGTTGCCCAATCCTCATTTTCATACAGCGACCGCGATGCTTTCGGCATCCTGCAATCTGTACGGCCACAGCTTTCAAATTAAGAAGCCGTGGCGAAGGAGTTGACGAGTACAAGCGGCACGGTCTGGACCGCAGGTGAATCACCGTTCATGACCTGTCTGACGCATTGGCGCTCGTGCAACCGTTTTTGCTGTCACGAAAACGCGATGTCCTCGAATTTGTATAGCGTGGTCTCGAAGCGGATGAGCGTGTCGAGCGCACTCTTTTTGTGACCCGCTGCCAGCAAGTCACGACGCAGCCGTGCTGCGAAAGCGGGCGTGCAGATGAACAGCACCTTCGCCCAGACCAGGTCGTCGCCCAGCAGCTTCGATTCGCCTTTGGTGTCTTCGGCGACAAGCTTCAGCCATGCCAGCAGCTTCGTATAGTCCCGAGCATTGCGGCGGCTACGTTCGACTTCAGTCCAAAAAATGTGTTTGCCCGCGCGCAGGAGTACGTCCGGCTTTTTACCCGCAATGCCGTCTGCGCCGCCGAGCCATCTGTCTTGCGCAATCTCGCGTTCCGTCGAGACTCGATACCCGGCCAGGATGCCGCCGATGGCAATCTCGTTCGCGATGCTCCTGTGCCGGAACTGCGCGGTGCTGAAGCTGCGAATCAGGTCTTTGCCCGTCGCAGCCGGTACGCCGGACTGCTGCAACCGCCGCGCGCCAGCTTCTGACAGCGAGTAAATCACGCTGCCGTCTGGTGCCTGCCCGCGCAGTACCTGGCGGGCATCGGCCAGGCGGCGCAGCGTGCGTTGTGCCATCCGCAATCCAGACGCCGTCGCTGCCGGATGCTTCAGGTCAGGCTCGCCGACTGGCCGCGATTGCCACTGCTGCCACACCAGCGCGGCCAGGTCTCGGGTTCGTAACCACCCGAAACGATGAAGCGCCCGGAGAACTTGTGCCTCGTTCTCTGCTGCGATGATGCGTCCGTCGCGCGCTGCCACGAAGTATCTCCAAATAGGGTGTCGATATTTCGTATAGCGCGAGAGACGTTGCATACCCCTGTTCGACCTCCCATACGGCGGAGGTCGAACACGGGAGACGTAGCCGCTGTCGCGGCGAGCCACCATGCCCTCTGCGCAAAACTGGACGTTTTGCCGGGCATTTTCGCCACTGGACGTAGCTCATGTCTCCAAAGGCGGCGCCCCGCACTGCGCGCGGGCAAGGGGCCTGCCCGTCGCCGCTGAACGCGACACCGGCTTTGGTCGGCGCTGTGCTTGACTCAGCCCCCTTGCCCGCGCGCTGCTCGGGGCGCGGGCTCCGCCCCCATCCGGCTGCCGGGTGCTGGGGCACCCTCTGGAGACTGGGGCCTCCAGCGCCGGATGGCTCCCCCCGCACGCATTCGATTGGCCTGGGGGCCAATGCGCCCGCGTGGACTGCGTGCGGCCTCGCACTTGTCCCGGCCCGCGATGCGGTCCGGCTCCCCTACGTCTGCGCGCTCACGCTCCGACTGCGCACCTCCGGCTTGCAGGTCACGCACGACATGCGTCGTGCATAGGTCGCGGCCTACGTCCGCGACAGCGGCTTCGTCGTGGGTATCGCGTGGCTGCCGTTTTCCTGCCTGCTTCGCCCAACCGATGACGACTGTACGCATGGCGGTCCGCCATACAAGGGCCTTCGGCGCTCCGCACACGGACTCACCCGGTCCCTACGGGCTGCGGCCTCTTCCATGCCCTTGCATTCCGGCCTAGTCGCCATGCGTCTGCGCGCGTCACGGGCGAAGCACTCAGGAAAACGGCGGCAAACGCATCTGCCCGCTCCCCACGCCGAAGCCGGGAAATGGCTTGGGGCTCGACATCTAGGAACCCGGTCAGCTTTGGAGAACACACCATGGAAAAGCTCTACCACCTGCGAGACATCTTCGGCGAAGTCATCGCGGCATACACGCGCGCGCAAGCCATTGCCGATGGCGCACTGATTGATGTCACCACACAAGCGAGCGAGACGGGCTTCAAAGTTCCCGTGGCGGTCACGGCTGCGGCATGGGCGGAAGTGGTCGCCTGGTCAAACGATGACAGCGCCCGACAAATCCATCAAGACGAACGCGGGCGCTTGCACGACTTGCTTTGGGTTGCTTTCAACCTAGCCCGCCACCACAAAGGCCGCAATCGCATGCGGTTTCAACACCTTCGAGTGCCGCGCAATGGCAACGAGAGACGTTGCACACCAATAACGCTCGTCATGGTGATTGGGCCAGGAGATAGCGCGGAACCCGTCGTGACTTTCATGCTTCCGAACGACGAATGATTTATCCCGCCCCGCTGCTTACGGCGGGGCATTTTTCCCACTGTTCAACACCAGGAGAGCAAGCATGGCACACACTCTGATTAACCCTGCAACTGGCCTGCCGATGACCGGCGACGACTTTGGCGGCGTGGACGCAGGCGGTAGCCCTTGGGGCATCGACATTCATGCGCACCACCATCCCTGGTCAGCACCGTACTCAGCCTGGGATGGTGGTGGCTGGGAAAGCTTCTGAGGCCCGCACGCGGCGTGATTCCAGGTAGCCAACAAGAATGACCCACCGGCAAACGACCGGTATTATTGGGGCTTTCTTCCGACCGGGCATTTTCGCCGCCGCATGAACCAAGACCTCAAGAAAACCCTGTGGGCGGCCGCCGACAAGCTGCGCGCTTCCATGGACGCCGCCGAGTACAAGCACATTGTGCTCGGCCTGATTTTTCTCAAATACATTTCGGACGCGTTTGACGAGCGGCGGGCGCAGCTTTCTGCAGCATTTGCCAACGAGAACGACGACCTGTACTTGCCCGACGCAGCAGACCACGCCGAGGCGCTGGAAGAGCGCGACTACTACACGATGGCAAACGTCTTCTGGGTGCCCACAGCGGCACGCTGGGAGACGCTGCGCGCGCAGGCCAAGCAAGCTGACATTGGCGTGCGGATTGATGCAGCCCTCGAAGCCATCGAGGCCGACAATCCGCGCCTGAAAGGTATTCTCGACAAACGCTTCGGCCGCACGCAGCTCGAACCGGGCAAGCTCGGCGAGCTGGTAGACCTGATTTCCAAGATTGGCTTTGGCGAGGGCCACCACGCGAAAGACCTACTCGGCGAAGTGTACGAATACTTCCTCGGGCAGTTCGCCACCGCCGAGGGCAAGAAGGGCGGACAGTTCTACACGCCCGCCTCGGTGGTGCGGGTTCTGGTCGAGGTACTGGCCCCACATCAAGGGCGCGTCTACGACCCGTGCTGCGGCTCGGGCGGCATGTTCGTGCAGAGCGAGAAGTTCATCGAATCCCATGGTGGGCGGGCGGACGACATCAGTATTTACGGCCAGGAAGCCAACCCGACGACCTGGCGGCTGGTTGCCATGAACCTAGCGATTCGCGGCTTGGCTGCGGACCTTGGCAAAGAGCCCGCCGATACGTTCCACCGTGACCAGCACTCAGACTTGCGCGCCGATTACGTGCTGGCGAATCCCCCATTCAACATTAGCGATTGGGGTGGCGAGCGTCTGGCCGATGACCGACGCTGGACGCATGGCACGCCTCCCACTGGTAACGCGAACTATGCGTGGCTCCAGCATATCCTGCACCACCTCAGCCCGCGTGGCCAGGCGGGCGTGGTGCTCGCCAATAGCAGCATGAGCAGCAACCAGAACAGCGAAGGCACCATTCGCCGTGCGATGGTTGAAGCGGATGTCGTTGACGTAATGGTTGCCCTACCGCCACAGCTGTTCTTTAACACGCAGATTCCCGCCTGCCTCTGGTTCCTCTCGAAGGACAAGAGTGGCGCACCGGTTGCCGGTGGAAAGCCGGCGCGCGACCGGCGCGGTGAAGTTCTGTTCATCGACGCGCGCAAGCTCGGGCGCATGGAATCGCGCGTGGTGCGCGTGTTTGATGACCAGGACATCGAGAAGATTGCCGCGACGGTGCATCGCTGGCGTGCCGATGGCGAGGATGGCACAGACGAGCCTTATGCCAATGTGCCAGGCTTCTGCCGGTCGGTGAAGCTAGCCGAGATTGCCGAGCATGGGCACGTGCTCACACCGGGCCGCTATGTCGGCGCGGAAGAACCCGAGGATGACGACGAGGCGTTTGGCGACAAGATGGAGCGCTTAACTTCGCAGCTTGCTGAGCAGATGGCGAAGGGAGCGGAGCTGGATGAGGTGATTCGCGAGAAGCTCGGGAGACTTGGATATGCAGTCTGACGTGCGCCCGCTTCGAGACCTATGCAGTCTCATTGTTGACTGTCCGCACAGCACGCCTGTATGGA